AGTACTCTACGCGTATCAATATCAAACTGTTCAAAGTATTCTTGTGGTGAACCAAACTCTGAATCATAGAACAACAGAATAGCATCTTTATGTTGTTTGAGATATGCAGCTGCAATCTTTAGTGCAAATGATGTCTTAAAATGTTTAGACGGACCAGCAAGAACAGTTAAACCTGCTGTCAATCCACCATCAATATCACCAGATAATGCGACATTCATCATCGGGACATCAGTTGGGGTGATATCAACATTCTTAAATAACATTGAATCTGATAATATATCGGTACCTTTAATCTTCGAATTCTTTCTTAATTTTTCCATTAAACTCATAATCTATTCCTCTTTATTTGTTATCAACCAACCTGGTCCTGCATCGTAAAAGTTCATTTCCCATAAATCTTTTACACCATACTTCTCACGACTTTCATCTTTATTCTTACCTTCATAAGGAATAGCTAATTTCTCTGATAGTAATACTTCTGATACTTCAGTTCCATCATTCAATACAATAGAACCTAAGATACGTCCAAACTTACCTTTCTTTTGAAGTTCAGTCGTTAGGATGAAGTCTGAATTATCACCACCTAAAAGATCTATTACACGGGATTTAGCTGCTAATCCCCAAGACTTTTCATGTTTATTTCTTGTTCTTGATTCAGGGGTATCAATACCTGCAAATCGAATACGCTCTTTAATAAAGATCTTAAATCCTAAATCAATTTCAGCATCAATAGTATCACCATCAACTACTCTCATCAATTTAGCTTTGTATTCATACATAATTATATTCCTCCGTGTGATTGTGTTTTATATGCATAGTTTAGTGCCGAGTTTGCTTCTTTCAATATAGGACGTTTTACATACCAAGAACCTGTTCTCGAATCCAACTCCCTCATTAATAATTCTATTTCTTCTGCCGTTATAGGATACTCTCTCCGAATAGCATTGAACGATATAGATACCATAAATTGATACATTTTATGATACCATCCTGTCTCTGATATAGTCGAATATTCAGTTAACATCTTCTTATTGATAAATGGACAATTAGAGATAGATGACCAATTGTACTTATCTTTATTGACTAGTTTAGACTTCCGATGCTGAATTACTTGCTCTTGCATCTCAAGTGGTAACATATCTATRAAGTTRGTAGCTCTTGACTTATCAATGAATGTTACTGTTTTCATTAAGTCTGTTGGATTGATGAATCTACCTTTCTTGTTTGTGAATATAAAGTTATATGCCCCTAGGTATTGTCCCGGTACATAATACATTCTAGACAGATCTTTAGTCTGAGGATCWCCCAGACCAGAGAACTCAGTATTCAACGCATACCAAAAATGTCTAATGTTTTTAGCATACACTGGATATTTGAGAGGAAAGACTAATCTAAACTTAGGATACTCAGTCCGAGATGATGCTGTGGAATAGCACACATAATAATAATGACCGAATCGTTTGTATAGTTCTTCTTCCAATCCTTTAGAATCTATTGTATGATCATCAACATCTAATGCAGCCCATGACCATGACAGTACTGAATCATTTTTACGCTTCTCACCTTCATTGTATGTAGCTGGTGATATTAAAGGTGATGATGATTTAGATGCCCTATCTTCAGTTGATAATCGATATAGTAATGACTCCATACCCTCCCAATCATCAAAGTCCATTCGTTTATGTGTCTTATTATCGAATAGATTTTTAAATATAGTTAATGAATATGTCATACAGCATTAGCACTCTCTTCTGCCCAAGTAACAGCCGCCCCTTGTACGATCTGAGGATAATCATCTTGTTTAAGATAAAATCCAGTACCAGCGGATAATGCGAAATAGTCTATAAGATGTTTATGTGGATGCTCTATATCATCCCATTCAGTAAGTACTCGTTTGCATAAGTCGTCATAATCAGTATCAGTTAGAGGTGATTCCCATTGTGGATGTGACTCATAATATAGGAATGAACTCATTAAATAATATGGAACTAGTTGGGTTTTCTTTAACTCTTTAATATTTTTCATACTTGTATTATACTATACTTTACATTAAATGTCAAGAGAAAAATGATTCTAATGTTGCTTTAGGTTCAACATCCCATCCAATAGCATCTAAGATGGGTGTAATAGGATCAAGAAACGTCTTTTGAAATTGAAGAGGATAATCAATATATTCTGACATCCCCAACTCTTCTGGTAGATAATCAGGAAATGCTATCACATTCTCTTTAACAGGATTAGGTGTCTTTAGATACACAAACTTAATCTTCTCCCCATTCTTAACCAGTGTATACTGCTTTCTTAACTGATTTCGTATAATAGCATCATTGTATACTATTGTTCCTCGAACATGAATAGGAGTTCCTTTGATATATAACCCCCCATATTCTTTATACACATCAACCCATTTCGTTATGTCAGTCACACCTCTAGGAAACGCAACTTCATGTGCTGGTCGGGAATAGAAGTATTCTTTGAATTGTGCTATCGCTTCCTGCACATCTACTTCATCTTTGATTACTATCACTTTGAATAATGCCTTTAGAGCATCACGACATATCGCAGGTGTAGATGACTTTACAGCTTCAATCCCCATAATCTTGAGTTTAGGTTCTTCATATTGAACACCCTCTGAGTTATGCACATTCAAGATATAACGTTTCTTAGCAGTCCATATACCAATATCAGCAATAACCTCACGATCCATTACCATTTTGTTTTCATATGAATTCATGTTATCAGATAATGTCTGATATGACTTAGCCATCATAGGAACAAACTGTTCTGCACACATCTTATCAATCAGACTTTACTATTTTATCWTTAGGTAKATTSAACTTWGWSACTAAKGGTTCGAAGTTAACATACAATGAATCTGTATCAATTGCTATAACATAATCAACATCTTTAGTACCTACTATCATGTTCATGAAGTTATTAGTTGCCTTCTCGGCCCATCTAATACTTAACTGACCCGATAGTGTAATACCTTCAGCTACTCTTAAATCATAGTATCTAAAGAATCTATTACCTAACGCTCCATATAATGAGTTCATTAAAATCTTAATGGCCATTTGTTGATTATTAAGATTAGATATCTTCTTTACTAGTCTAAATGATTTATCTTTCTGTGACTCTTGCTCTGCCTTGAGCATATCAGTCTTGATAACCTTTCTCTCTGAATATAAGGTATCAATGATTGATGGAATAACACCACGTTTATCTTTAGAATAATGTGTACCATTAGCAGCCATTGCTGTATCTGTGGTATGATTGGGTTTATGTTTTAAACAATAATCAACATCAATACCAGCAGTTCTTTGATCAAGTACTGTTTCCGGACTCATGTTATATTGCATAATAAGATGAGGATATAGTGAGTTTAAATCGAATGACACCACCCAATTATGCTTACCGACCATAGGAGCTTTAACATATCCACCCGGATACTCAGCTTTCGCTTCTATTACTTTAGGAGGTACTGCAATATTCTGATCATCTAGTGTACGATAGATAAAGGTGTCCCATATACCTGTAGTACCAAATGCCTCAACATAGTTCACTCCAGCTTTATATGCGATAGTCATACAAAGAGTAATAAGACCCATTTTATCTTCAAATCGTTCTATTAACTCAACATCTTTAATATTGTAGTCAATGAACTTTTGATAATCATTCTTATATAATGAATGAAGTGAACCATATTCATCATATGATATCTTTCGTTCATTAAGTTCAACATGAGCTATATGATCTAACTTATAGGATTCTTGTTGTGAGTATGTAAACTTCTTGTATAGATCGAGATAATCTAATTGTTGTATACCTACGATCTCATAGAATTGAGAAGCTCGACCCATAATAGTAACTTCTCTGCTATCTACTAGACCCCAAGGACTTAATCGTTTTGAATATGTTTCAGTTAATACTTGATTGATACGATTGACCAGATATGGCATATCGAAGAACTTAGTATTCCAACCTGTAATAACATCAGGGATATGTCTAGGGGAACTCCAATGAGAGATGAACCTTCTAAGTAGATCACTTTCATCGTGACATTTGACATATTCTAGTTTAAGAGAGGTATGAATAGAAGTTGATATATCAAAATCACCCATACCCCATATATAATATGTATCATCTATAGATGACTTTAGAGCTATTGATATAACTTCATGTGCCGCGAATTCTGGCTCAGGGAATCCGTCATCAGATGCAACCTCAATATCGATTGAGGTCACATTGWWTTTATTCCTTGCGAATGGGATCTTACCTGAATACTTCTAGTTGAATGAATTGAGCAATGTAATTAGCATTACCATGAATCTTTAGATTTTTAACACCATCGGTTGTTTGAAGGAACTTCTTTAGCCTCTCTCATAGAGTCAAATACCAACTCTTCTAAGGGTTCGTCTTTTAAAGATTTCCACTTTCTACCTGTTTCATTAGGTACAAATAAGGATGGTTTAAATGCGATACGTTCTTTGATAGGGTGACCGGAGTCATACCCTCTTAATAGAAGTTTATTACCATATCGATTTACAGAAGTATAGAAGTTCGTCACTGGTTATCACCTTTTCATCATAATTAAACATATTATACACTATCCCACTTGATATGTCAAGTAATGATTTTAGACTCTGGTGTAATAATAGATGGAACACCTGCCATCATTTCTAGATACTTATCTTTCATTTCTTTTACTGGTTCAACAACAAACATAACGAATTCTTCAAAGTTAATGATTACTAATTCTTCAACATCTGCATATGGCATATATGGCATAAACTGAATACCACCTTCACCTGTAGGGATGATGATTACTGGCTTACAAATTAGATTTGTTGATTCATCGAACTTGCATAATAGTTCTTCACCTGAACTTAGGCGTACAATCTTTACTTCTGACATAGTTTGTCCTCATTTTACATTATAAAAAGGGTGGTATAACACCACCCTCACAGTTATATATTAACCTAGTAATAGTTCTTCAGCAGTTGCTGATTCACCATCTCTATTAATAGGAATTCTTCTTGGTTTCATCGCCTCAGGTAATTCCTGCTTCAATTCAATATAAAGAATACCATCAATTAAGTTAGCTCTCGATACTATAGTATATTCAGATAGTTTAAACTCTCTACGAAACTTACGAGAGGAGATACCCTTATGGATATATTCAATCTTAGATTTCTTTTCAGCTGGGTTACCAGTAATAGATAGAGCACCGTCTTTCACTTCAATATCTAACCTAGGTAGAGAGAATCCCGCAACTGCWAGTTCAATAACAGTTTTGTTATCATTCACTTTAGTGATATTATATGGTGGGTATCCAGATTCGGTTTGATTACTTAAACGCTCAAGATCATTGAACATTTGGTCAAAGCCGATATACATAGGGTTTCTTGGAAAGTTAATTGTTTTCATAGTTTTGCCTCCTTAGAGCACATTGTTTATATTCCTTGACAATCAAGCGAATACGTTATTATCAATATAGAACATTAACGATTTAACGTCTAATGTTACCTATATTGTACTTTGGTGATAGAGTCCACTTTTTCTTTTCAGCGAAAGGTATAATCTTTATCTGTTTAAGAGGAGCTCTATCTTCTGATAGGGTGTCGTCAAGTATAGTGACTAAACCCCAATCTGACAACAACGTAGTAATTGTGTTTCTACGTTGTAAATCATTTGTTAGTAGATTATTTGGTTTGCCATCTAGAATGAATAATTCTTTAAAATGCACAATAAAATATCTACCTTGCTTATGTAGTATATGACAAGATTGACTTAGTATATTACCCTTCGAAGGGTTAGACGGAATACCAATTCTTGTTAATGTTTCTTTGACTTTTAAGAAGTCATCTGGTTCATTTAAACGGACCTCTAACATAATCTCTGGCGTCCATTCCACGATCTCATTATTTTCTGATTCCACCTTTGCTCACCGTTTCCTTTATTCTTATAATTTCATCATCACCCAACATTGGTAATACTGCTTTTGCTTTCTCTTCTGAATATTTATAATATTCCATTATAGCAGGTATTACGTCTGAATTATCAGGTTTAGCCCATTTGGAAAACCTTTTACGCTTTCTAATAGTATTTATAAGAAAGTCAAACTGCATCCGTGAATCGATATGGTGATTGATATTCATCTCATTTGCTAAAAGTACCGTATCTTCAAAATAAGATAATGATCTATTGATAATAAAAGGTTCATAGACCTTCTCTGTGATATCATCAATCATAATATCTTTCTTACTGAAGTTAATGGCATTTACATAGTCAAAGAGTTTCATTTTGAATTCAAACCGTACTCATCACTTCAGT